AAGTAATATAATTTTGATATGACAAGAGCAGTAGACCTACTCAAAAACAAGTTTGGAGTTTCTCAACTTTACAAACATGATATTAAACAAGATGATGAAATTATTCTCACTGTTTACTGGCACCCTTTGACTATTGCAGAAAGAGAATCTATACAGAAAAAAACTGGTACAGAAGATACAAATGATTTTGCTTTGCAAATGATGATTGAAAAATCATTAGATAAAGATGGCAATAGGTTATTTCAAGATGGAGATAAAGCTTCATTAAGAAGAGAAATTGAAGCAAATGTGTTACAGGAAATACAATTAGCTATGATTAATTCTGGTGCTGACAAGGGGGTTGAAGAGGCTAAAGCCGACTTAAAAAGCTAATAAAGATTGGAAATTTATTTATTCCTTAGCCAAAGAATTAGGTAAAACTGTTAATGAATTATGTGAAACTTTAACTATTGAAGAAATGATAGGTTGGATTGCTTATGCAGAATTAGAAAATGAAGAATATGAAAAACAAAGAGAACAAGCACAACGAAGTAATGCTTTAAGAGGTAAAAGAAGGTAAGATAGAAGAAATATTTTAATTCTGATAGCAAGTGGCTAATTATAATATTGATATTGGTGTAAAAGTACAAGCTCAACAGTTAGAAAAATTTAATATAAAGCTTTTAAGAACAAGTAAGTTAATTGATAATGCAAATAAATCAATAAAAAACTTTGAGAAAAATAATTTATCTAATGTACGAAGTATTAATGGAGTTAATGAAGCATTAAATGCTGCAACTATTAATTTTAGAAAAGTCGCAACTGGTACACCGCAAGCAACAAGAGCAGCTAAAGAATTTGTTAAAGCTGAAGAATTAGTTAATAAAACTTTAGCTGAACAGGAAAAATTATTAGAAACAATCCGTAGAAAACAACAGAATAAACAATTTACGTTAGATATAAGAAGTCAAGGTTTTAAAAAAAATCAAATTGAACAAAGCGATGGTAGTTTTTTAAACAAAAGACGACAAGAATTGATATTAGCAAACAGAGCAGCAACTTTAGAAGATCGTATTAATCAAACTCTTGCAAAAAGAGGAAAAATTTTAAGTGCAAATGGCAAACAAATAATTAATAATAATCAGGCGAGAAGTGCAGGAGCAAGAAGTGGAGGAGTTGGAAATGTATTATCTAGTGCAGCTATTGGTGGTGCATTTCCTTTGTTATTTGGACAAACGGGTGCAGCAGCAGTTGGTGGTGGAGTAGGTGGTGCTTTAGGTGGTGCAATAGGAGGTCAATTTGGATTTGCGTTGTCAATTCTTGGTACTGCAATAGGATCTTTTATACAACAACAAGATGAGTTAGATAAGTCTTTATTAAAAATAAGTAGATCATTTGAAAATGCTGGAAGTTCTGCTGGTTTTACAAGGGCATCTTTTAACGAATTAAAATCAACATTGAGAATGACTAAAGATGAAGTGCTTGCTATTGCTACAGAATTTGCAAGGTTTGGAGAAGCGGGGGAATCTGCTGCATTTATTTTTGGCGATAATCCTAATACTTTTAAAAATTTAGCTGCTATACGAGATACAAATACATTAATGACAGCAATATTAGATACTCAGAATGGATTAAGTATTAAACAGCAAATTCAATTATTGAGAGAAGCAAAAGTAACAAGTTTTAAAGATATGCAATTAAAACTTAATCGAATGATATTAGAGGAGAATTTAAGAAGAGAAATAATAGAGGCAAGACAAATAACAAGACAAGAAAAAATTTCAGATGTATTTAAACAGCAATTGAGATTAATAATGTTAATAAAGTCTTTTGGAACAACGGATCTTGAAAAAGCATTTCCTGATTTCTTTAAGACATCTGCTGAAAAAGCTGAGGGAAATGTACAAAAGATCAAAGAAGAATTTGAAGAACTTATGGTTGAATTACCAGAACTTCAAGATTTGTTAACTGAATTAGATACTCAAGTTCAAGGTATGAGTGTTAGTATTCCATCTGCTATAGATTCCGTATCAGCAGAACTTAAAAAGCTAACGAGTGTAGCATTTATGGTTACAACTGTAGCCGATACAGTAGGAAGTGCTTTTGGAGAATCATTTAAAGGCATAGTTAAAGGAACTATGACAGCACAAGACGCTTTAAGAAATTTATTCCAAAGAACAGCAGATGCATTTTTAGATATGGCAGCACAAATGATTGCAAAACAAATACAAATGAAAATATTAGGAATCGGATTAAATTTTGCAGGAGGTTTATTTTCTGGAGGAGGATCTGCTGGAGCTAATAATATAGCTTTCGGTTCACAAAATCTTGGAATTAATACAGCTTCTAATTTTCCAGGATTTGCAGATGGTGGTAGACCGCCAGTAGGCAGAGCTTCGATAGTAGGAGAACGTGGACCAGAGCTATTTGTACCTGATAGAGCAGGAACTATTATTCCTAATAATGCAATGGGCGGTGCTATGAATGTAGTTGTAAACGTAGATGCTTCTGGTTCTTCTGTTGAAGGTGATGAAGAACAAGCTAATCAGTTTGGCTCTGCTATAGCTACTGCTATACAATCTGAATTAATAAAACAAAAACGTCCTGGAGGTTTACTTGCATAATGGCTACCTTTCCATCAATCACTCCAACATACGGAGTTCAGAAAAGATCAAAACCTAATACAAAAATTGTTAAGTTAGGTGATGGCTATGAGCATAGATTGTTGTTTTCACTAAATCAAAACCCTAAAATATTTAATTTAACTTTTGAAGTGTCAGAAACAGATTCAGATACTATAGAAACTTTTTTAGATGCAAGAGCAGTTGATAGTGCCAGCTTTACATTTACTCCACCAGGAGAATCTAGTTCTTCTCAATTTGTATGTGATGCTTGGAACAAATCAATACCTTATTTAAATAGATCAAGGGTACAAGTAACATTTAGAGAAGTATTTGAACCCTAATGCCAATACCAGTATCAGAACTACAGAAGATTAATCCTAGTTCAATAATAGAACTTTTTACCTTGACCCTAGATAGCACATTACATGGATCTACTGCCGTCCAAAGATTTCATGCTGGTTCTAATGATTTAAATAATGGTGATGTTATATGGCAAGGTAATACATATCAGAAGTTTCCATGTCAGGCAGAAGGTTTTGAGTTTGATGGTTCGTCAAGATCTATTCCTCGTCCTACTTTTACTATCAGTAATATTTTAGGAACTATCACTGCTTTGTTTGCCACTGTTAATGCTGTTACTGCTAATAATGATCTAAATGGTGCAAAATTTACAAGGATAAGGACACTTGCTAGATATTTAGATGCTGCAAACTTTACTGGCGGTACAAATCCATTCGGAACACCTGATACAACACAGGAATTACCACAAGAAATATATTTTATAGATAGAAAAGTAGTTGAAAATAGAGAAGTTGTACAGTTTGAGCTTGCATCTGAACTTGATTTAATTAATTTACAATTACCTAAAAGAGTAGTTACAAGAGATTTATTTCCTGGTGTTGGTACGTTTCTTAATCAATGACCTGGCAAGAAGATGCTTTTGTTCATGCAGAACAGGAAGCACCCAGAGAATCTTGTGGACTTCTTGTTAATTATCAAAATAAAGATAAATATATTCCTTGTAAAAATTTAGCTTTACATAATGATCTACAGTTTTTGTTAGATCCTATGGATTGGGCTGATACGGAGGATAAATATGGAAGAGTTTATGCTGTAATACATTCACACCCGATTGGTACAGAACATCCTAGTGAAGCAGATATTATAAGTTGTAAACGATCTAATAGAACTTGGTATATTATTGGACTAAAGACAAAAAGATGGTTTAAATTTAAGCCAGCAGATACAATAAAAACATTACAGAGTGATCCATGCTTAAAACAGTAAAACTATATGGAGATCTGGCAGACTTTGTAGGGTGGAAAGAGCAAAAGGCTGATGTAAGAGATATAAAACAAACAATGAAATTTTTAGTATGTAATCATCCAGAGTTAGAAAGTTATATGAAAGATAAACATTATAAAGTAGTTATTAATAATGATATTATCAAGAATAAAAATGATTTCTCAATACCTATAAAAGAAGAAGTAAAAATTATACCTGTTGTAGAGGGAGAAATATTTGGATTTATTGCTGGTTTATTATTTACTGGTTTTGCAACAGAAATTGCAACATTTGTTGGAATAAAGGCTTTAGCCAGTGTTGCATCTTTAATTGGAACAGGATTAATTTTAAATGATATAAATAGCTATTTAACACCAAAGCCTAAATTTGGTTCATCTTTAGAACCAGAAGATGCCACTGTTAACTTTGC